ATGATTGTCGGTCGCGACTTGTAACTCGCGAGGCCCAGTTCTACGCAGAGTATCCAACTATTCTGTGTAAAGAGGGCCGTGTCAAGTACATGTCTCAAACTCGCCCACCAGCAATGGCGAAGGATCCACTCACGCTTGAGCCAATCGAGCCAGTAGAATTGATGACATGCTTGTATTCTAGCGACATTATTTCAACTCCAGGACAGTGTGGGGGAATTTTGATTGCTGACAACACACGAATACAAGGGAAATTGGCTGGAATGCTTTCCATTGGTGACACACATTCATTCACTGAATATACCCCGATTTATCGGGAAGAATTGGAGGCAGCACTGGAGAAGTTCAGAGGCTTGCACGCCTTTCTCGAGATGGCAGAACCTGAAACAGTGGTTGATACCGAGAAGGAGCTTCCAATTGTTGGAAAGTTTTATATTGAGGGAGAAACAACACCCTCATTCCAGCAAATGAAGACTGCGCTGATACCGACAGAAATCCATGGGATGGTAATGCCAAACGATGTGGCGCCTTCCCTCCTTCACCGAACATTTGACCAAGACGATCCAATGTACAAAGGACTTGCAAAGTGTGCTCAACCCCGCCCGTATATAGAAGAATGGGTTTTGAAGGCGGCGACAGAGAATGTGAAGCGTAAGCTCTTTCAAGAGCATCACGCTAAACGTAGTGATCTGGCGCGCCTTTACACCTATGAAGAGAGTGTGCGGGGTGTGGAAGGAGAGGAGTTTGTGGATGCGATAAACCGCAACTCTTCCCCAGGACACCCGTGGCAGCATGATCAGCCACGAGGTATGAAAGGAAAGCACCATTGGTTCGGCCATGATGACGACTTTAAGTTTGGTAGTCCTGAAAATGAGAGCGTTCGACGGAGTGTTGAGAAGATGATCTCTTTAGCACGCGAGGGAAAGCGTGGAGAGGTGATTTTCATAGACACACTGAAGGATGAGCTCCGGGGTCTTGATGAGACTGGAAAAGTTAAGAAGACTAGGGTTTTCTCCGCTGCGCCGATGCATTTCACAATCTTTGCGCGCATGTATTGTCTG